ACACTTAGTATAAGGAATGAATATGAATAATTTAATCCCAATGGTAGTCGAAAAGTCCAGTTCGGGTGAACGAGCTTACGACATTTATAGTCGATTGCTCAAGGAACGCATTGTGTTTCTTAATGGACCCGTCGACGATCATTCTGCCAATGTAATTGTAGCGCAGATGCTGCATCTTGAAAGCGAGGACAGCTCAAAGGACATTAATCTGTATATCAACAGTCCGGGCGGCCTTGTTACAGCAGGTCTAAGCATTTATGATACTATGCAGTTCATCGGCCCTGACGTTGCAACTTATGTTATGGGTCAGGCATGTTCAATGGGTTCATTCCTTGCACAGGCCGGTGCAGCAGGCAAGCGGTTTGTACTTCCCGAATCGCGCACTATGATTCACCGCGTTAGTTCAGGAACTCCAGGTACAAGCGGCAGTGTTCATGTACAGGAACTTCAGTTTGAGGATGCAAGGCGCTCATACGAAGAAAGTCAGCGAATTAATCAGCGACTAACAGAGCTCTATGTGCGTCATAATACCGCAGGCAAGACCTACGAAGAAATGTTTGAAGCAATGAAGTTCGACACCTTCTTGTCTGCACACGAAGCAGTCGAATGGGGTCTTGCTGATGTTGTAGTAAATAAGCGACCACAACCCGAAGTAGCATGATTTAATAAGTCTCCGTGTTGTGATAATTACTAATATGGGACCAGATCCTTTTAGGCACAACACGGAGACTTCATCATGGAAATAACTCAGGCATTAGATCGAATTTCAAAACAAACTAAAATGTGGGCATGGTTTGGAAGAATCAGCCCTATACTATTTTTTATTTCAGTAATTTCACTTTATACCGTAGATCATACCGCGGTTCCCTTTATTCTTTATACCGGATGGACTGTTTTTATTCTAACCTCCATAGTATGGTGGATCTGGGTAATAAAAACCATGAACGAAATGATTAAACTATACGAAACTACATTTGGTCTGTTAGATGACATCAAAGAAGAAATTGTTGATGTTCGCGAGGATCTAAATATTGTTAAAAAGTCTAGCAATAGTTAAATAAAGGTGCTATAATGCACAAATCGGACTAGGCGTTCATCCCGATTAAAAAATTCTGCCACCATTGATAATAAGAAAGATAAAAACAATGGAACCCATAGTTTACAAATATACAAGCACAAAAGAATATATTGATGCTTTTCCATGTGCATATCGACAATGGAAGGCAGACAGTCATTGTAATCTGAATCATGGATACAGCTTTTCAATGAAGTTTTATTTTGGTACCAATAGCCTTGATGCTCGAAATTGGGCAGCAGATTATGGTGGATTAAAGGATCTTAAAAAGATCCTTGAAGACCAGTTTGATCACACCACACTTGTTGCAGAAGATGATCCTGAACTGGAGTTCTATAAGGAAATGGAGCGACGTAAATTGGCTAAATTAACAATTATTCCGGCAACAGGCTGCGAAGCACTTGCTGACATGATCTATCGGTTTGTTAACGGTGTTTACATTCCTGATCATTGGGGTCAAGGTGAAGCAGAACGTCTTTGGTGTTGGAGAGTTGAGGTGAGAGAGACACAGAGCAACATGGCTTTCCGTGAAGGGCATCGTGAATGGAATGAGGATTTGCTGGGGTGAATTTTTCAACATCAGGATCATCCTCTAAACTAAAAAACTGTCTAGATCAATCACTCAAACAAATGGGATATGATCCAGACTATGCACACGATTTTACCATTCTTTCAACCGGCGATAACATCAACCGTAAAAGAATTATAATTTCAATTGAGCCCAGATCGAATCCATTCAGCCAGGACTGAAAATGATTCTCGATCTGCACGGTGTAAAACACCAAGATGTTGACTGTTTAGTGGAAGACTTTGTTTTGATGAATCAAAACAGTTTTCCACTAACAATCATTTGTGGCAATAGTCCTAAAATGATTTCACTGGTAAATAATGTTACTCAAAGAATTGGTTGCATCACAGAAATGTATCGTTACGGTGTAATTACTGTGGCAAGATTTATATAAAGGAAAACTTATGAGTGGAATTATGATGCCGATGTTGAAATATAGATTCAGAATATTATTAGATAGAAACATTGACCCAGAATATATCGTTACACAAAATGTTGTGAGCTATGAAGCTGATTATAAAAATAAAAAAATCAATCTGGTTATAAGACAGCCTGCATCAGATTCTGGAATGACTAGCATAATTAGAACAATATGTGATATACAAAGATTTGTATTGACTGTGGAGGCTCTGGGTCCAGGCACAAAAGATCCTGAAGTACAATTTCTAAATGAATTATGGTGTAGTGTGGAAACCCACAATTTTAAACTTTCCTATGGCAATGATGACAATATTGCACATCATTATTTGACGATGAGTTTTGATTCACTACGAACAAAACTATTTGACTAAAATGCATTTGCTGTTATAATTGCAGCATGACAAACACTTCTACATGGACTGTAACAGTTATTGAAGACGAAGAGGGTGCTATCCTCCCGTTCCCTGATGGGTTACTCGAAAGTGTAGGCTGGCAAGAGGGAGATACTCTTGAATGGATCGACAATAGTGATGGCTCTTGGACATTAAGGAAAGTCGATGACGCCGAAACAGAAGCGTGAACGAATTAAGTTTATCCTGCCTAAGTTAACTGATGGCAATAGAAATATCTTCATGAGAATGTATTCACATGAGGATTTGGCTAGAGACATCAACGAAGTAGTTGACACAATGCCTGCCAAGAAGCTAAACTGGGCGCTACAACAAGCCGAAAACACATATTATAAACTCTTTAGGATTCTTAAAAAGATATGACTAAGACCATCTGGACGTAATCATACCTTTAATCCATCCTTTAGATATGTAGTCTTCTAAATTTTCTCGGGATATTCGAAGATTCTCGGTACCGTTGTTTATCCATGTTGCACCTTTTTTAACAGGTGCCCATTTCTTTTTAATCCAACCATTTGATAATTTTGCTGTTAACTCGCCAATCTCGCACAAACTATATTCATCCATTTCGGCCTGATAAATCCAAACTTTTCCTTGAGTTGGAGATCTAGGAAGTCCTTTTTTCCAGCCTTCATTAATATAAGCAGACAACTTATTTGGAGATATCATTTTCTTTTCGGTACCTCTATAAACCCAAATGGTATCTGTTGTAGAAGACATATTCCTACCTATTATCCATCCTTCTTTTAACATTTTTTCTACCGCATTAGGATGAACAGCGCATCGTTCATTTGTTTCCGAATGATGTAAATGTTTCAATCCGGTACTCCCTTTATTATAACCACCATAGCCACCTCCTACTATATTATAAACATCTGATCTTTTTAAAAAATCAAGAGTTACTATTTCCTTTTCTTTAGCAAACATTTCTTCCGGAGTTTCAAAAATGTATAATACCTCTTTTTTAAAAAATTCTCTTCCATATTTTTCTATTGCACGATTTATGTTAGTTCCTGAACCACAATAATCATCATTTAGATTATCTGTAGAATGAGCACCTATGTAAAATTTATTGTTCATTAAATTGGTAGTTTGATAAACGGTGTGGAATTTTCTTTTATTTTGATGCTTGGTATTTGCCACGTTGACTTTCCTTAGATAATTCTGTATAATATATTTATGTGTTTGCTTGTAAAAGGATTAATTATGACTATTAAACGTGTGGGTTTTTGCTGCAAGTGGATTGATCGACCTGATCAGGTTGATGGTATCAAACCCACTGACGATTGTAAGAAATACAACACAGGCGGCACTACTGTGGCCTGGCTTAATCGACAAAAGCGTGATGTTGCAGAACAAAAACTTTGGGATTTGATGGAACAAAACATCGAATCTATTCGCAAGCTAGTCAAACGAGTAGGCACCTTAGATGATAATCTCCGCATGGTGCGCATTAGCAGTGACATTCTTCCTGTTTATACTGAGTCTACTTGGGGCTATTTCTGGTTGCGTCCTGATGTACGCAACTACTGTGAAAAGCATTTCTCTGCGGTTGGTGATATTGCTCGTGATAGTGGTGTACGCCTTTCTATGCATCCTGGCCAATTTACAGTGTTAGCCTCTGATAATGCTGATATTGTAGATCGTAGTATTGCAGAATTTGAATACCATGTAGACATGGCTCGCTGGATGGGCTATGGTAAGACCTTCCAGGACTTTAAGATCAATGTACATATTGCAGGTCGACAAGGTCCTGCAGGCATTCGTCGAGCATTGGCTCGTATGACACCCGAGGCTCGTAATACTCTTACTATCGAAAACGACGAAATGACCTGG